CTGTTGTTTAGACAAACTAGGGATCGTAGATAGAGGTAGTGGAGTTTTCTTTTTCCTAACTTTGTTTATTCTACTGTGAGTCTTGTTTTGGAGTGTTAAAGTGTTTTATAGAACGTTAAATAGATTCTGGATAAATGTAGTCTTTAATATTAAATCTCCTGTGTAGACGGGGAAGCTCGAATTCTGGCTCACCATACTTCATGTTGAGGAAGTGGTAGACGTGAGTCAGTAGCGGGTCCTGGCAACCTGAGTCTTCAATAATAGCTTTGACGCGTACTACTGAAATACGTGGGTCGACGACAGGGTACTCTGGATATAGAGCGAGGCGGCGAGCTCGATTGATGTCTCTCGTATTCAGACCGTAAAGTCCGGTACGACCGAGGAATTCTACGCGGGAAATATCGATATTGATACCAACTTTCTCCGGCTTGAGAATCCACCCGTATTGCATAGCTGCGAAGGACATATTGTGAATGTCTGGATAATCGCGGCAAACAATGAGACCGTCGTCTCCGTGAGTTCGAATGAACTCGATAACGTTATGAGTCTTCAACATGAGAAATACCATGCGATTGTAGTTTATGATGGAATCTACAATGTGGGTGAAGAAGCTGCCAGATGGCACGCCTCCTATGCGAAGGTATTCTTTATTGTCGGGAGAGATGATCTTCCGGCTGATGAAGAGCTTGCGAACGTATTCGAAGACTAGTTCTGTGATCTGAGGATCGGAATCCTGAGGCCACGCAAGGATGGATTTGATGAGATCGAACGCGAGTTCGATTTCCCACACGTGAACTGAAGCGTCGAAGAAAGACCAGTCTGTGGTCAATTTATACTGCTCGGTCGGTAGACCAGAGAGCATTTCGGGTACTCCAATCACTGGATCGTGTCCTATATAATAGAAACTGTCGATACTCATAAAATGTTGTATGAGGGGTTGAGCGACGAGTCCTTCTAATAAGACATAGTGGAAAGCTTCGCCAAATACGTTGCGAACTTTGAGCCCTGGGAGCTCAGTTAATTGAGTTCGAGTGAACGCGATGTCGGGGGTTGAGTCCTGACTGATGGTGTCCATGAACGTATTGAGGGTGTGTGAATTGCGGTGGCGAGTAAGCTCGTGAATAATCTTGGCTGAGATGCGCAAGGCGCGAGCGTGATTTCCTGATCCGGGTGGTCCTTTCCTTGTTGGATACGGCGGGGGGCCGTCGGTGTAACCATAGCCTGCCGAGGTGGCTTGCTGATAGTTAACCTGTTTTAAATCAGTGAGAGCTGATAAAACGCTGACTTGTCCATACTGTGAAAACTGTTCGAATGCTAATCGTTTGGTTTCGATCCAATCGGGGTCGGTTGGTTCGTCGATGAGCGGCTTGTTGTATTGCATCAAACTGTTGACGTGTGCTTCGACGGAATAATAGGATCTAGTCCAATCTTCCATTTCTTGAAGTACACCAGGTGGTGCATGTGCTTCGTAGGCTTCTAAAACGTATGGGTCAGTTAAGGTGATGAACTCCGCGCGTGTTCGCTCGTAATGAGTGTCACGGATATAGCGAAGTCCTGAGAACATAACAGAAACAACTTCTTTAAATATTGAGAAATCTTCTTGATAGAAGACGAGGTCTATATAATGCCCGATAACTTCAATAGCTAAAGTGCTGTGTGGGACCTCTTTTGTCAATAAACA